GGATAGGATGAGGGATGCCCTTGCCCCTATGCTTGCTATGGAGCAGGAGAGGACGGCTAAGAATAGTCTGGCTAACAATAACCCTCAGAGATGGCTTGCAGCGGCTTCTATGTTCTTAGCCGGCTCTAGTATGCACGATGTGAAGAAGGAGTTGGATATGCACCATTACATAGCCAGGCGCATCAATGGGATAGTAAAGACCTGCGACGAGGCTAGGGTATTTAGGCAGGAGAGGGCTATGCAACTAGCCTCTACGATAGATGAGATTAGTAGTATAGGAGAGAAGATTGCCTCTAGTTATTTAGACGGCTCTGCTGAGGCAGAGGAGAAGATAAAGAAGGCAGAGACTAAGGACCTAGCTAACCTAGCGGTAGCACAGGAGAAGTTACACAGAACCTTTGATAATGTGACGGGGAACAATGTTCAGAAAATAGAGGTAAGGCATATAACCACCCCAGAGGAGGCCATGAGCCTTATAGATTCGCTGCCAGAGGCAGAGGTAATAGATGTAGGAGAAGATGGCTAAGTCACTGATAGATGAAAGCTATGACCCCATCTACGATCAGGTTCGTGGGATACTGGGAGAGCATTTCGAGAACTACTGCTTCATCGTGATGGATGAGAAGGGTGAACTATTTTATGACTACAACCATCTGCCAGCAGGAAGAATGCTTTTGCATGAGATGCAACTAGAGATTGGTGACGACAATATAGAAATTGAGTGGGAGTTTGAAAGCGACCCAGATGACTTAGAGGAGGAAGAATGATGGTTGCTTTACTTAACGGAGACTGCCTAGAGCAGATGAAGACCCTACCAGACAATAGCGTAGACAGCATTGTAACTGACCCACCCTACGGCATTAGCTTTATGGCTAAGAAGTGGGACTACGACGTGCCTAGCGTTGAGGTCTGGGAAGAGGCTATGCGAGTGCTAAAGCCTGGTGGTCATGCTCTGATTGCTTGTGGCACACGCACGCAGCATCGAATGGTGGTGAACATTGAGGATGCTGGGTTTGAGATTCGCGATGTAGTGTCATGGATTTATGGAAGTGGATTCCCAAAGAGTTTAAATATCCATAAGAAAGATAATCGTTGTCCTGACGGTTGGGGAACAGCCCTAAAGCCGGCCTGTGAGTTCTTCACACTATGCCGTAAGCCCCTCTCGGAAAAGACAGTGGCGGCTAATATCCTTAAGTGGGGAACAGGTGGGATTAACATTGATAGGTGTCGGGTAGGGGAGGAAACGCTCCCGGCTCAAAAAGCAGGGCAATCAAAGATCGGCACATTTAAGCGTGACGACATGGTAACACCAAAAAGGCAAGGACGCTTCCCAGCTAACCTAATCCACGACGGCTCGCAGGAGGTGCTTGAGTTGTTCGCTAAGACTAATAAGGACTCAGCCTCTCGTTTCTTCTACTGCCCCAAGGCAAGCAAGAAGGATCGCGACGAGGGCAATAATCATCCAACAGTTAAACCGACAGCCCTTATGCAATACCTATGTCGCCTCATCACCCCTACGGGTGGCGTTGTCCTAGACCCTTATATGGGTAGCGGATCAACGGGTAAAGCCGCAGTCAAAGAGGGTTTTAGCTTTGTAGGCTGTGAGTTAGACAAAGATTATTACAAAATTGCAAAGGAGCGTATTGGTAATGATGATGCAGTGGACTAAGCACCCAACGATACCTACCCCTGACAAGGGAAGACTCAAGGCTCTCTTAGACTCAAAGGGGGCGCAAGCCGTCTATGACGTATGGAAAGCACGTGAGGATGCTATCAAGCTCACCTTAGATGATCCATTGCGTCACGGGGTGAACCTAGTTAGTTGGGATAGGATTAGGTGGGCTTTGTCTCAGTATAACGAGGTTTTGGTTCTTGGTGGTAACCGTGGTGCTAAGACTACAGGTATGGCTAAGATATTTATGGAGTCCATTACCAAGCACATGGATGGACACGTAGTATTGTTCTCACAGAACGCTGACACATCCGTAAAGGTTCAACAGGCTGCTATATGGGAGTTTATGCCCAAAGAGTTCAAACGCAAGACCAAGGGCATTGAGGGTTACATTAACTACTCTATGCAGAATGGTTTTACCGGGCAGTCCTTTATTTTCCCAGATACCAGGACTCGCGTAGACTTCAAGACCTACACGCAGTTTAGCAATAACCATACAATCTTGGAGGGCTTTGAGTTTGGGTTTCCCAATCTAGGCAACCACCCAGAGAATGTAGGCATTGGTAACGATGAGTATCTAGGGGACTCTACGCTAATCAACACACAGCGTTTCCGTCTGGCTACCAGGGACTCTAGGCTAGTCACAGGGTTTACTCCTATCGATGGCTACACAGAACTCATTGCCGACTACCTAAGAGATGCAGAGATTCTGGAGACTAAACACGCAGAGTTGCTAGACGAGCCTGTCCCTGTAAAGCAGTATAGCGTCAACAGAGATGCTGGCATTGTCTATCTGCACACAAGTGAGAACCCTTTCGGTGGATATGATCGTATAGCTAAGGACTTGCAGGGCAGACCAAGGGAGGAGATACTCACCCGTGCGTATGGAGTGCCAGTCAAGTCAATGACTACGCTGTTCCCATATTTCAATACCAATGTCCACGTAACCAATGAGATGCCTGAGATTAGGCAGGACACACACACGGTGTATCAGATTGTTGACCCTGCGGGTGCTAGGAACTATGTGGCTATATGGGCTGCTGTAGACAAGAATGGGTTTATTACCATACTGCGTGAGTGGCCAGACAGAGACAGTTACGGAGAGTGGGCATTGTCTGGTGATCCCAAGTGGAGGTTTGGTCCAGCAGCCAAGAAGTTGGGCTATGATGTCCAGGCTTACATAGATGAGTTCTTAGACATAGAAAGTGATCTGGGCGTAGAGGTGTATGAGCGTATAGGTGACTCTCGTTTCTTTGCCAGAGAGAACGAGAACAACACAGACCTGTTTGAGAGCTTTGCGGTTAGGGGTATGTATTTCATTCCATCTAGCGGCTCAGACATTGAGACAGGACTATCTGGGCTAGACGAATGGATGCGATACAACCCGGATGCAGAGATAGACGATGCCAACAGACCCATCTTGAAGATACACTCATCGTGCGGTAATTTAATACAGAGTTTAATTAACTGGGGACACAGAGGAAAGGTAGACGAACCATTGAAGGACTGGATTGACCTTCTACGTTATTTACGAATGATAAATGACGGATATGGACCAGACTACGTTTCTGACACCTCAATGACAACAACAAGAAGATCAGAAGGAGGGTACTAATGCCTAAAAAGAAACTAGTAAAAATAGCAGAAGAACAAGAGGTAGACTTTGATGAGGCTATGCGTATAGCTGTAGAAAAACTACCAGAGGGTTCATTGACAGGAAAAGGTAGAAACACTTGGGTAACCGAGGAAGGCACAGCCATCCTTGAGGACTCATTTATGATAGAGGAGATTATACCTAAGCATTACTCAGGTATAGTTTTGTGTGAATGTCCTAACCCGAAGTTCAATTATGTTTACAACAAAGAAATAGGGCAAAAAGTGCCTATGCTCATTCCACGCAAGTGGCAAGGTAAGTTAATTAAAAAACAAGTAACCTTTGAGGCAATTGAAGATGTCAATGGAACAAGCTACAGATACGTCAGAAAAGGAGTGTGATATCACTCTCAACCGCGAGTGGTGCAAAGAACAAGTAGACAGATTGTGTGCTTGGGAGATACTTCGTAGATACGTTTTACATGAAACATCTGTTGCTATGACAAATGAAGAGCTATGTGATACAATAGGAGTATCATCGACCCATGTTATACGGTTATTAAAATCCGTGCAAAAAAGATTAATCTCAAATAATGATAACTGATAATGTTTCTGAGTCCCTGACTTACCTGCAGGATGAGCCAGATATTAACACTTTACGCCTAGCCTACGACCAAACAGTTGTAGAACTAGAAGCATACTTCGACCTCTGCCGTACATCTTACGATGACCGCAGAAACTTCTGGCCAGGCAAAAGCCGTGACCACCGTAAGCACGGAGCAGATGCCTTCCCTTGGGAGGGTGCAAGCGACATGGAGTGCCATCTCATCGATGAGCGCATCACTCGACTAGTATCTTTATTCATGGCATCCTTGAATCGTGCCAACGTCAGAGCATTCCCCGTAGAAAGCGGAGATATTGCTCGTAGCCGCATAGTTTCTGGATTTTTAAAATGGATGGTATCCTCTGGATACATACCTCGGTTCCACAGGGAAATGGAACTAGGTGCTAATTACTTGCTTGAGCGAGGCATACTGATTACCTATATAGGCTGGCAGAGAGAGGATAGACGTATTCTCCAGCAGTTGGACCTTAATCAGATTGCACAAGTCAGCCCCAATGTAGCTACGGCTATACAGGAAGGAAAGGACGATGACGAACTGACTGCCTTGCTTCAAGCAACCTTTGAAGGAACAACCAAGAAACGAGCAAAGAAGGCTTTGCGTGACCTAAGAAAGACTGGAGTAGCAGAGTTGCCCATCGTTCGCAGACAGGTCAATGCCCCTGATGTTAAAACACTTGCCCCTGACGGTGACTTCTTTTTCCCTCCCTATGTTACCGATCCACAGCGAGCACCCTACTGCTTCTGGAAAACTTACTATACCCCACAAGAACTAGAGAACAAGGTAGTCACAGATGGATGGGACGAAGACTTCGTAGATTACATCATATCTAAGTATAGAGGTGTAAATATTGACTCTATCGAGCGCGAACAGGAAGGTCGTCGCAGCCTAAGCCTAACAGACAATGCTTACGAGGCTGATGAACTAGTTGAAATCTGCTATGCCTACCAACGCCTAATAGACCAAGAAGATGGTGCAGAAGGCATCTATTGCACAGTATTCCACAAGGAGTTTAGTGGTAACGAAGAAGTGCCTGGCTACGCCAAGTTTGAACTTCTCAATGGCTACGAAGACTACCCAGTGGTTGTTACAAAGCTATCTGAGGATAGCAAACGACTATACGACACAACAACTATCCCATCCGTTCTTCGCGGCATACAAAACCAAGTGAAGGTTGAGCGCGACTCAAGGGTAGACAGAAACAGCTTGGCAACTCTGCCTCCGATTTTGCACCCAGTAGGTCAAGCTCCCAACGATTGGGGTCCAGGTAGATTGATACCATATCGCCGTAAGGGTGATTTAGACTTTGCTCCAACGCCTCCACCGCCTACTGGATCAATAGAGATGGAAGATACGCTGCTAACCTTAGCGGACAAACTAGTTGGATTAGATGAGGGTGCTCAGATTAGCCAGATACGCAAGCAGTTCCTAGTGGACAAGTTCCTTAGCCACACTGCTGAGGTAATTAAGATGGCTTACAAGTGTTTCCAACGCTTTGGACCAGATGAAGTCTTTTTCCGTGTTACAGGTGTGCCAGACCCACAAGTCTTCGACAAGGGTAACCCGGATGAGAACTTTGACATACTAATTAACTTTGATGTGCAGGACACAGACCCAGAAACTGTAGAGAAGAAACTACAGCAGTTCGTGGCACTCAACCAGTTAAACGCCAACAACCGTCTAAACGTAGATAATCTACTAGATGTAGCTGCCGCAAGCATCGATCCTGTCATGGCTGATGCCGTTCTACAGCCAGTTGAAACCGCACAACAACAAATCGTTGAGCAAGTTACAGATGACCTGGCTAAAATCTTTGCAGGTATTGAGATGCCAGCTAGACCTGCTGGAGCACAAATTGCACTACAGGTTATACAGCAATACACTCAACAGCCTGATGTCGCACAAAGGATTCAGTCCGATCAAGCATTTGCCGCTAGACTGCAGAAGTATAATGGTCAATATACGTTCCAAGTACAGCAAGCACAGAATGCACAGATTGGTAGAGTTGGAACAGCCCCTGCACAAATGGGCGATATACAAACGCAGAATATGCAGTAAAGCATATATGCTTGTATGATTAAAAAAAATATAATTTTTCCTGCGTTGATTTTGCTTACTGCATTATCTGTTTATTTGATAGATAAAGATATCAGTAAATGTTTTGAAACAATTGAAGCACAACAGGCAAAGATTGATAATCTTGAAAAACAGCTTGTTTATCATGACATGAGACTTAGCGGTCAAATGGACACCCTTATGGTGCATCGTTCCCGGCTGGAGCAAATAAAAAATTTTTTAGAAAATATGAATTTGAACTACGCCTCCAAGAAATAACTTATATTATGGCAGACAACATGACACCCCAGCAGTTTGGGAATCAACGCGTAAAGGATCAACGAGCTAACAGCTATTTTGATATGTTCGTTCTCAATGAAGGGAACAAGCCAAAGGTTTACAAGGATAGCAAGGGTAACCGCACCATAGGGATTGGCTTCAATCTTGAAGATGCATCCAATCGCAAGTTTCTCAAGCAGGAAGGCATCGACATCAACGAGTTGTTTGCTGGCAGAGAGTTGACGGACAAGGAAACAAAGACCCTTTACAACCGCAGTCTAACGCAAGCATTTAAGGATGCTCAGTCCTATGATCCCAACTTTGCCAAAAGACCAGAAGCCGTAAAAATGACTTTAGTCGATATGGCATTTAACCTTGGCTTGACAAAACTAAATAAGTTTGTAGAAATGAAGAAGGGTCTTATGAATAATGATTACAATATGGCCGCAGATGAAATGGTTGATAGCAACTGGTACAAACAAGTTAAGTCCAGAGGACCTAGGATGGTTCAAGTAATGCGTTCCGCAGTTAGATAATGCAAATACAAGACGATATTAAAACGCTTCATAACTACGAAGCATTTGCTAGATTTATTAAGATGATCCACGAACTTCGTGAAGAGACCATTGAAGAGTTACACGAAGCATCTGTAGATGGAATACAACAGGTTTCTGGTCGCATTATTACCTATGACCAAATACTCCAGTTAGTAAACTGGAATGAA